CATGACGGCACGGGCAAACCGAATGTCCTGGGTGGACAACTCGCCCTGAACTGCCTCGCCGCCATAGCCAAAGTACATCTTCGGAATCTTCAGCGATGCCACCAGCTTGTCACGGTGGTATTCGAGGCTATCAGTCTCGGTGTAGTCCGGCCCCTGGATGACATCGACCTCTGTGGTTCTCTTGCCGTCACGAACAGGTATGAAGAAATCCTCGTCATGCGATAAAGGGTTATACCGCATGTCGAGTTTGCCAGTCGTGGGATTGACAAACTTCTTGCGAGTGAATTGATTCTTCACCCGATTGACATGGGCTAGGCCACGCTCGGCATCAAGCTGACCAACATCGACATAGAAAGCATACCTTGACGGAGCCCTCTCGAGTTTGTAGATCAGCAACGCGTCTTCGAGGAGCGCCAATCGCTTCCAGACCCAGCGGGCAGGCTCTATCGTCGCATGCCCGTATACACTCCTCAGATGCTTACCCCTCAATCTCCAGTGAATCACCTCCCAGTCCTCGAAGACCGTCAATTCACCTGGAGCCCGGTTGCGGTTCGCTTGCGTCGTATACGGCGCCCTGGTCTCGCCCCCGCGCTCTTGCGCTAGCGCGTAGAAGTCCTCCATGGTGATGTTGAACTCACCACGGATGTCCTGGAGAAAGCCAAGGAGGTTGCCCCTGGTATCCTCTACCCGGCGCATCGTTGGCGGGGGCAGGTAGTTGATGCCCACCACGCCCGAGTCATCCACCAAAAGCTCGCCGAAGTTGTTCCCGTATTTGCACAAGGTCCGCGCCGAACCCCAGATGTCATCCTCTACCGTAAGATTGGTGTGGAGCATCTTGGTCAGCTCGTCGGCAGTGCCCTTGTCTTTCGACGTTACCCAAATAGCCTCTTCTCGGTCGAGGTTGGGGGTACAGGAGTCATCGGCGTAGATGTCGAGCGCCACCGAAATCTCGGGGTACTCATCCATCTCCTCATAGTCGGTGTAGCGGGCCTGAAGGTCTTGGTCGATTCTGAGGTGCTCAGCAAGAGAATCATAGCCATAGTGGCTGGCTAGGGTGTACGGAAGGCCAGCACGCTCCACAGACGGCGTTCCGCCTCGTTCCATGGCCGATGGCTGGCCTGTCTGTGCTCTAGCGAAAAAGCTCCTGACCGCCGCCCCGGCACCCTTGGTAAATCCCTCAAAGAGCCTATTGCGTGCCAATCAACTACCCCTTCAGAAACGGCAAGGACGATGGACCATCAGGCCCCTGATCACTCACAAGAGATTGTCGCTCGCCCTTGACTCGCGTGGATTGTACCAAAATCTTGCCCCCTGTAACCCATGAATCATCCTGTTTTTCGTCAAATGACTCTCGGCTACTCAACATTGGCGCCATCGGCCTACCAGGAACCTTCTTCGTTAGACCATACACCACACCGGCAATGGCGTCAGCTACGTCTTTTGATCCCTGGGTTCCATCCGGGTTCTTTTTGGGGTGATCGATCTTGATTTTTCCGCCGCTCTTTGGAATGCGTTGCAGGTATCGAAACTCCCGCAAAGCCAATTGATGCGGCGCCATGCGAAAACGGTCCTCGTACATCGCCGTTTTTAGGATGTCATAGGGCTCCGTCGTCTTATCGATGGATACCACCTCTGACTCGATACCGTGCTTGTTGAACTGCTGGATAGTGTCAATGCTCTGGAATGAGTCGAGGCTTACATATCTGACAGCGAAACCATGTGCCTCAAACTGGTACACGATGCCCCGTAGGTCGGCCAGCATAATCTCGTCACCGGGAGGGGGAACAACAGCCAACACGAGGTCAGCCTCGATGCGCGGGGCAATCTCAGTATACTCCTCGCCCTTGGCGTCCCGCCGCACCACCTCAGTCCAACCCGCTATATGGGCAATGCAAATCCCCGAGCTATCCCCGGCATATGAGGTGTCGATGTGGGCAAACCGCACGGCCTCCGGATGCCTCTTGGGTCGCCAAGCGTCCTCCTCAAAACCACCAGGCAGCCGTCGCTTGTATGGCGTGGCAATCCGATGCCACTGAATCGGCAATGCCGTATTGGCGACCCATTCCTCCATGGGACCGCCGCCCTCGTCTTCTCCAACTGGATGCTCAAGGGTCGCGTCCTGGCAATCGTAAACCTTTTCCGTGCGATTCATGTACTGACTGATGACATCCGTTGCTACCCCTGCGATGTCTCTTAGAGCGCCATCGATATCCTGGGTGAAATCCTTACGATAGTCCTCTGGAACATCCACAATCTGAAGCCCGAGATCTCGATACCGCTGCTCCTCCTCCGGATCACCGCTCAAAATTCTCGAGGCAACCCGCTCGGTCCCCACGACCACCTTGAAAAACTTACCACTGAATTTGTCAGAAGGAAGCACGTCCCACGTTGCATATTCTCTGATAAACACCAGCGGATCGTCAATATCAAGAGCCTGTTGAATCCGCTTCTCAATGAATGCGCTGGGCCGCTCCTTCGATGACGCCAAGATGAGCACACCCGGCAGCCGCCCGACGCGCTGGAACCGTGACTTCATGCGCCGGATGATGCTCTTGTAGATGCTCTCGCCCATATCCACCACGACCTCACGGCCATGGCGGTCTAAAGCCTTGGAACTACCGAGGAAACTCGTTTCGTCGATTAAACCAGAGAAAACGTTCAACCCGATCATCGCCGACGACCCCGTTGAGCCAGCAACGACCTGGATGTTGTTCGGGAACCGCACCTCGAGCTGTGACGGAGCTTCCTTGGGCTTGAAATGCTCCTGAAAGTATTGGGAGTAGCGAATCTTGCCGATCAGCTCATTGATAACGACGCGCTTGGCCACCTTCTCCGTAACGCTGATCATCGCCACGTAGATGTTCGAGCCCACGTCGATGCCATAGGCCCGCTGAGGGTTTCGCAGGCACGACATCTGATAAACCACATAGGCCATCGCTGTGGTGCTGAAAAAGCTGTTGTGGACGATGATTCCGTTGACAACAGCATTCTGAGTCTCGGGAACGCTCAGGTCATAAACATCATGAACACCGATGTCCTCGATAGACGTTATGCGCTCCCACACTACATCGTCAGCCATGTCGGCAAAACGCCGATACCTCCCTCTGTATCCAATCTCCTCACAGAGTCTCTTGAACCTCTGAACGCCCATGCAGGTCCCGTCAGCTTGACCGGCAAGCTTTTGCCACCGCTTCTTATTATGTGGCCCTGTCTCCCGACGAATCTCCTTCAATTCGACATTGCTAACGGGCACCACGTCCCAATTGGTGTTGTGCTTCGTGGTCCTGGCCTGCTCTAATAATTTTTCACAGGCAGCCTCTTTTCCTGGAACAGCTCCTACCCTTTCCATGAATGCTATCTGTGATGGAACGTCTGCTATCTGAAGGCGCCAAGCATCAAATGCTCCACCCTGATTTTTCTTCAACCTGTAAGACTTCCGGGCAACAATTCCAAATCGCCTCAACAAATACTGGATGTCATCAATGAGCCCCTCTGAGGCAAGCGTGATCTCGATCTTGCGAGGTGACCCTGTGTAGATATTCCCATCAGTGAAAAGCCACTGGAGAAATAGCGCCAACTGACGGTCATCAAGACCAAAGAATGATGGCGGTACTCGCTTGTCCTTTGACAGACATCTAATACCAAGCGCCTCTGTCCATCTCTTCAAGCCACATAGATTGACACTGCCACCAGTATCTCGACCAGCGCCCTTGAAGCCATCAATCCCCTCAGCACGACGCAAAACAATAGAACGTAAATTGTCCCCCTTGGTATAGATGGTGTTCTCGTTCGTCATGCCTCCATCAGCTATCAATGCAGCAGCAACAATGACTTCATCATCAGAGATGACCAGGGATTTCAATGGTGCCGGAACACGCCTTGCTACCGCGACGAAATCACCAGGACAAAGGTTGCCAATCTGTCGATACCCTTCTGGACAAAACACCTGGTGATCACGGCTTGCCTCAAGCCACTGGCCAGACGCCAATGATAGCTTGACACACCGCTTCCTACCGGACCTCCAAACCTGATTTGACCGCCGATGAGAAATTCTTCCATCAAGCGACGGAACCAGTGGCGTCATTCCAGCAGCTTGACTTATCTCAATCCTTCTCCCAGAATCACCGTCAACGAAAAAGCTGTTTGATTTCAGGCATTTCCCCCACCCGAGGCTGCCACCCAGGGTTGCCTCCTCATAGTTGCCCTCAAACAGCTCAACAATGTCGTCGGCAAGCTTCGGCCACAACGAGGCCCCGGTCTCTCCCAAAAAGTAAGGCTCTGTCAGGAAGGTCTTGATGTCTACCGGGGCCACCTGATACTCGGCCTCGGCAAGGTCTCCGTAAGAGTCGGCCTCTTCCTTGAGCAGCCTGGCATAGACCTCTTTGAGGGCCGCTCGCTCTTCTTCTGGCAGGCGCTCGATGTCCTCGAGCAGCAGATTCAACTCCTCCTCTTTGGTCCGGACAGACCGCCGCCGACCATTTGCATCGAGAATTGTCACTGGGGTTACTCGTTATGTGCTGCTGCTTCTGGAAGCTCTGGGATATCTACGCCGCCCTTGACCCTCTTGAGGCGCTCAACAATGGAGACGACCCGGCGCCGTGAGTCTGGCTTTCTGAGAGTCCTCGCCGTCTCCTCGCTGTAGCCCCTGATATCTAGCTTCTCATGCGCCGGCCCATCATTGGTCAGCTTCAGCAGCTCCCTCTCCTCTTTTCCATGAAGCTCCAGGAACTTTGCGGCAACCAGGAATTCCCGGCCCGTCATCTCGAAGGGGAACCCGAGGTCTATCTCCTTCTCGATGAGGTAATCGAGCCTGTCCCTCTGGGCCAAGTACAGGGCCTCAAGCTCAATCATCCTGTCCATGGCCTTGCTGATTCTGACATACTTGCTTCTGGAAAGGAGAGCCGGCTTGCGCCTTCCGGGAGGCACGACTGCGGCCAGCCGCTCGTTCTCGTCTACCACCTGCGGCTGTGGCTGCTCCCTAAGCCGCGAGCGACGTCTCTTCAGCTCCGTATTGAGAGTACTCTCTTTGACGTCCAGCAGCTCCTCGAGCCCAAGCTTTATAAATTTGGCCACGTCTCCTGAAGAAACACCCTCGAGCAACATCTCATCAATGTCATTGATTACGGGCAGATCCTCGATGCGCTCGGCAACTGTCACATGTGATGGTACGCGCTTCATAGCTACCACCTATTATTGACAGTGTGTGGTTGTAGGTCAAGAAAGGTTTTTGAGAACTGGCACTCGAGTGCCAGTTTTGGGGGCTTCTATTGCTCTACGTAGACCCCACCATCCTTTTTGAAAGAATCTTTGTTGTCAATTCCAGATGGTTTTTTTGACTTCAGCAATTTGTCAGGGCTCCCCATCTTGCTCTTCTTGCCCCATTTTCTCGCAATGGAATCAGCATGTGGTTGACTTCCGGCCTGAAAATAGATGTTCCCAAACCCAAACTGAGCCCTCCACCAGCCCTGTTCTTCCTCAAGACTCAAGCCCTCAAAATGGCTGTCCTCAGTATGAGGATCACCCAGGTAAGGCGCATCCTTCACCCACCCCCACCGCATCTTTCCACCAACCGAACGATGAATACGCCTATGCGCCACAGGGGCAGCCTTCCCAGCTTGCTTCCCCCTTGGAGTCAACATCCAAGAGCGTTCATCTTCACTCCTGACCACGAGATAGTCTTTTTCCATAGCGCGAAGAGTTTGCACCATGACCTTTTCAGGAACGTTGGCTCCCGCAATCTTCTTTGAATACAACGGAACCCGGTGCCAAAGCTGCTCGCCGTGACCAAGCCTCTCATCTTCCTTGTTCATGTAAGCAAGAATGGCTCTCTTCAAACGCCCGCTGGAATGCCTACCACTCCTCTCGGTAAGGTCCAGCCCAAAAGGGCGCTCGGCATTCTCATCCTTCATCATGGCGCTGAGGGTCTTGCCAACGATGCGGGCAATGTCATCGTAGGAATCCTTCGACGGCTCCTTAATACCCTTCTTGTTGAGCACCCTGACGATGGCCTTCATCTGGTCCTTGGACAGCCACTTTCCCGACTGCCCGCGCACCATCTCGCCGATCATCTTCTCGAGGGGGCCTTGAGCCTTGTAGGAGCCCTTCTCTTCAGCCTCTTCGATTCCCTCAAACATGCTGTAATGGCCCCGATGACCGCCACCTGTGCGTCCCTGGCCCTGAGTATTCATCCGGGCCAAGAGGTTCTGCACGGAGAGGAGACGCAGCTTGTTACCCTTGCTCCGGTCCTTGTTGTACGCCTTGAGTAGGCGCTTCTCCATGTTGACCAGATCCTTGACGCCCATCAGGCGCAGCTTGCGCTCTTCTTCGCCCGTGAATCCCTGGTCGTCATCAGCCTTGCGATGACGTTCACGATACTTCGCGTATGGAATTTCCAGGGGCATCGAACGCTCGCTGATATCCGCCCCGTCAAGGTCCTCGCCAATATAGATTTTGAACGGGCCACTCTGGAGAGGTCCAGGAAGGGCCTCGGTGCTCTTCAGGTTCCTCACGAAAGCGTTGATCTTTGGCGCTGGCCCACTGACCACGACCTCACCCTTGCGGGCACTTTCAACAGATAGCCTTTGAGTCTTAGCCTCGGCCTTCACCATAGCCATGTCGCCAGGACTGGCCACAACCTTGACCTTGTAGTCTCCTACGGGAACACGACCGCCGCCAGACTTCTCGATGGGAGTCCACTCTTCACCGAGCTTCTTCTTGGGCTTCCACTTTCCATGCTTCGGTTTCGGGGGCGCCTTGCCGAATTTTTCCATCTCCTTGCGCGTCAGGAATTTCTTGGTTTTCCCCTTGGCACGCGCCTTGCCAGCCTTTTTCATCTCCTTGCGCGTCAGGAGTTCCTTGGTTTTCCCCTTGGCACACGCCTCACCGAAGTGAGTCAGCCGCCAGACATCACCGGCGGGATTGGTCCGTGCCACAAGCTTCGCCTGGCCCATCTCGGCCAGCGCCTTCCGGACAGCAGCCTTGTCGATGCCTGTGACCTCGGCGATAGCCGGCGCCGATAGGGTCGCGCCGTCGGCCTCAGCGATAGCCGTCAGGATGCTTTCCGTGTTCTCGTCGATATCACCGTCAAACGTCTCTTCTTGGGCGCTATCAGGCTCATGGTACCGCTGCTTCCTGAGCCCCTCGGCATCGACATCAGCCTCGAGAGCTTCGGTCAGCGCCGTCACGTCCTCGGCCTCGGTCGCCCGATTCTCGGCCAGCCGGTATTGGTCACCCTGCTTGTCAAGCAGGCCACTCTTTACCATCGCATCGAGGGCCTTGATCTGTTTGGGCCTTTCCTTGTGTTTCCCCTTCCCTGCCAGTTCATCCACGGAAATCCATGGTCTCTGCTTTGTATCGCTGTAGAGTTCCATGAAATACTCGTACATCTCCTTTTGCCATTCGCCACGGGGCTTCGCCCGCACCTTCATGCCCGTTTTTTTGGCCATGGTCTTGGGGCTCGGCACCTTGAGCTTCTTCTGAAGCTTGGCCTTGCCCTTCTTGATCATCTGCTGAACGAGCTTGGAGACGATCTTCTTGTCGGCGCCCTTTCCTGGATAGAGCTTGTGGCTGCGCCCGCTCTGGCCAGGGAAGTCCTTGCCGCGCATCCGGTCGACCTCAATCTCAATGCCGCCAGGCCCCTCGATGGTGAACTCACCGAAGCCAAGATGTCGAATATGGAAGTCTGGTGCTCCACCGCTCACATTGTTGAGAAAGGCAGTATCGACGTACATGTCCTTGCCGTCTTTGTAGACGGTCCCGATATACGCCTCTGTGAGCTGGTCGACGAGCACATAGGCCGTCGCCATCTCGACCTTGCTCGCATCATCCTCGACGCCCTCAGACACCTTGCTGGGGGCCGCCTTCTTGATGGCCTTCTGCACTATATCGAAGCTCTCGTCTCCCTTGTCAGAAAAGACGATTTTGCTGCCCGACCACCTGGCAATGCCCTTGCCTCCGGTCCAAAGGCCATGGAGGACCTTTCCAGTGCTTTTGAGGTAGTTCGATTTTGACGATTTCTTGTTCAGGAAGGCACTGATGACCTTCTCGTCATCCTTTCGGATGATCATGACCTCAGTCAGCATATCGGCCCGCTCGGCCTTCGTCATGGCCTCCTCAAGCTCAGCTACCGTGTCAGGGGCAGCTCCCCCGTCCAGGGCGTACTCGCCGTGAGCACGTCGTTGTTCCAATCCGATGATTTCCTCTAGGACCCCTGCCATCCTCGCCGCCCTCCTGTCACTGTGACTTTAGAATACCACCCACGAGCCTACGTCAAGCAGATTATCATGTCGAGGCAATTGCTTCTAGCTTTGCCGCCGCCACCGCAAGCTCGGCCCTGAGCTGTGGAACTGAAATGCTTTTGATTTCGCATACCGACAACATCGACGGAACATCTCCCTTGAACTCGGGCACTTCGTTGCCCCCCGCGTCGACCCCCCTTGGAAACTCCAGCTCATCAATCCACTTCTCGATGAGCTTGACCGCAGCCTTCATCTCCTCAACCGCCGTCTCTCTACTCACGTTCATCGTCTACCTCGACATCGTCTTCACCTGTCGCCGCCAGCTCTTCAATCAGGTCAGAGCCGTAGACGATCTCCTTCGTCCTCTGGTCAATGGCGACCAATGACAGGCCAGACAACCGCTCTAGCTGAGCCAGCCATTCACCCATGACCACCGATTTCTGCTGATCGTAAAACGACACGTAGTGCAAGCAGATCAGGCTGAATATGTGCCCCTGGTGATTGCTTTCGGCCAGCTCGCTCGCATACCTGAATGCACTCTTGACCGTCTCCACGTTATCCACATGGACGTCAAGAATGTATTTCTGCCACTCCTTGTTTTGCTGCTTTTTGGCCTCTACCTCTTCTTTGATATTGTCTGGCGGGTCAATCCCGTCAGTTTCTATACCATCATCCTCAAAAGCCTGTGACGCTGGCTCGGGCATGGCTGGCGCTTGAGCTTCCGGAGGCTTGGGCTCGACCGTCGTCATCGGCCTGGGCTGCTCATCAGGCTCGTCTTCCTCGTCCTTCTGTCCAGCCGGCTCGCCCCCCACCATAGAAGTCCTCGATGCTTCCTCTCGCCTTCTTGACGACTCCTTAGCCCTTTCCTTTTTCTTCTCCTCGGCGTGCTTCTTGGCAATTCTCGCCGCCTTGGATAGCTCATCCTGATTCATGGTCTTGGCAAGATCAAACCAGCGAGAAGCATTTCGACCGTCCACAACCCCAACCAAATACCTGGCCTTGGTCCATCCAATCTCTTGCGCCCCCTCGAGAAGCACTGGGTTCTTCTCTTGTTTGATTCCGTACCACTCCCATATGCTCACGAGATACCGGGCCTTGCGATACTCAACCCCGACGCTCTCAGCATACTCCTCGAAGGTGTTGTACTTGCCATCCAGCGCCTTGTAGAGTTTCCTGGTCCGCACCTCATACAGCGCCTCTGCCAGCTTGAAATAGGTCTCCTCGTACTGACGCATCAGCCCCATGATTTTGATGTGCATCTTGTTGGCATAGGTCTCATCGGCCCCCAACACTTCAATGGGCATGCCGCCCCTGATGGGCACGACGTTTGTGGCCGCCTCTACCTGTGGTGCCTTCTTGCGCTTCTTTGCCACTGCCACCTTCGGCTTTTCTATCTCCTGCTCCTCGGTCATATCTCCCTCACCTTCTTCTCCCGCTTCGCTATCGTATCCCACAAATAACGCGCCACGACATAAGAGTCGGCCTCATCTTCATTGTCAACCATGATGCCCAGCTTTTCCGTCACGATGTCGTAGATTTCATCTTTCTTGGCGCCGCCATATCCAAAGAAATGCAATCGCCCGGTCGACGGTGGGATTACCTCGACCAAAATCTTCCTGGCCAGCCATAGCTGCACCTTCACGTTTCCGGCGATCTCGCCTATCTGATGCGCCTGGAACCGCTTGTTGTGAGCATACCCCTCGAGCGCCACATACCGAACCTTGTAATCCTTGGCAAACCCGACGATTTCGTTGGTCAGGTTGATCAGGCGCTCAATCCGCTCGGCCTCGGTAATCGGGGGCTCCCCGCGCTTCCTGGTCAGCGGATATCTCAGCGTGGCATTGCAGAGCAGATTTCCATACTCAGAGAGAACCGTGAGCCCTGTCTTCCTCAGAGATAGATCTAGCCCCATGACTCTTCCAGAGGTACTCCAGTTCAGTGCAGTCACAAGGACCGAACGGGCCACGGCCTCCATCTGGACAGGCTGGGATGCTGCGCTCTTCTTTCGGGGCTTTGAAGACTTCCCTGACGCCATGAATCATCTCCTTTTGCTCAGCCATCATCTTCTTATCGAGGATGAACGGATGCTCTATGATGGCATCCTCCAGGTTCTTGGCCGTCCGGTCGATATAGATGATCCGGCCCCTCGTCATATTGGCCATGTCGAGATACCAAGAAAGCTGGGTGACGTGATCCTTGTTGGGTTTATTGCGAATCCAGTAAGGACTCGCCGTCGTCTTGAAATCGATCAGCTCGGCAGGCTGCCCAGGAAGGACCATGATCCCATCACACCATCCACAGACCTTTAGGTCGAGGTTGTACAGCATGGGCTCGATATAGCTGAACCCCCGGCGCCACCCTGGCTTCATTCCGCACTTCTCGCAAACCTTGGGCTCATAAATGGCTGACTTGACCGTCACCTTGTCAGGCTCAGACTCTCCATGAGACATTGCCTCAACTTTGTCATCTGGGTCGATGCCGTGCTTGTGGCCGCACTCAGAACACCTCCATCCACCGATGAGCCAGCCGCCCTCCCCTCCCCAAATGTCCTGCATGAGAGAGTGCATGGCCGTCCCCAGGTCCATCCACCATCTGTTATTGGGCATGAACTCATCAACAAGCGGCAGGCCAAGCTTCCAGGCTATCGCGTATGTGCGCGGGCACATGTGCGAGATCTGCGACGGCGAAAACCACGTATCCTTCTTGAGCTGCACCTCTCGCCTGGAATAGAGCTGCTCGGTCAATACCGGCAACAGGAAGGCGCCCTGCTGCCTGACGCTCTTCACCTCACGAATCAGATCACCAAGCCCCATGGGCTACTCCTTTTTGAACTCGACGGTTACCGGCTCTTTGCCAGTGGGGACCATGGCGTCAACACTGAAACCGTCATCCCTGTACTCGATTTCAAACTTTCCTCTTTCGTGAAGCCTATTGCACCAATCACACAGCCACCGACCATCCCATCGCTGCTTGGTGCGTCTGGTCCGCTCGCACATTTCACAAACATGGTTGGCCTCGACGATATGATCCTTGCGCTTGAGCAGTCCATCGAGCTTCACCGACCACCCGGGCCGATAGGCAACCCAACAGTATCCGTCCCAAACCCCAAGCCTGTTTTCACACGCTGGGCAGATAAGCTCGATGTTCCCCCCCACCCTACTGATGACCTCTTGCTCCTTTACCGGAATCGGCTCAACATGTATTTTCTCCCCACACTTACACGTAACGGGGTTGGTCATCATCATACTCTGAGACTCCACCCACGCCGTATAGGCTAGCCCGTAGAATCGGCTCACCTTTTCACGGTCCTCTTTCATCACATTGAGGGCGTCCTGGTAGTAGACCGGATCATTGGAAATGTAGGTGGTAATGACCTCGGCCTCGTTCAGCACATGAAGACGCTCATGGTGGTTCAGCTCACGGAAGAAATAATGCACCACGAACGTGGCGTCTCGGCAATCATCGCAATCAATGTTGTCCCTGACCACCTTGGCATAGGCCCTCTCCAGGCCGTCCCTTCCTATGATCCTGTCCCTGTCCAGTGGCTCATCCAAAACAAGCCCTTGAGCCCGGATCTTTGATTCGAGTCTCCGCACCTTCCCCTCAAGCTCCTCGATACGCCAGAGCAACGCCTCAACGTCGCTTTCCTTTCTGCGCTCCTCGTCGGTCAATGAATGGGGCGGCACCATGTCCGGCCTGTCTAGCTTCTTTCCTTCCATGTCAATCCTGCTTCCTTGGAGGGAGCAACCCCCGGTTTCGCATCTCATCTGCGAAGCTCTCAACAATTCCGGCTGCGCTGTCGTTATAGACATCCCTGCCAACAAAGCTCGGCGGGATCATGATTGGGTTCTCGGGCGGGAAGTGAGGCGATGGAATCTCCACCTCTTGACCACGGGCGGCATCCCTGATGGCGACGGCCATCTGTCTCATGCGCCCGAACTCCTCGGCAATCAGCCAGGTGTCCAAGGCCCTGTAGGCCACTGTCTGAAGCGCCTTCGACGTCTTCAAGCCATTGTCAATCACGTCCTGCATGGACATCTCAAACAAGGTCAGTGCCAAGGGGCGCAGCGGCCTCTCCACATCGTTGTTCTTCATCGCCTTGATGGTCTTGAGTATGAGCTTGTCAACCTTGTCCCAGTCTTTATCGAGCAAGTTGTTACACGGCGGTATCGGCTTCATGCGAGAGACCTTGTCCACCATGCGCTCAAGCATATCGACTAGCTGATTAGCCATACGTGTTATATTATGGCCATATAATGATTTGTCAAGACCATGGATGATCTTTGGCCATCACATGTTATAGAATTGACCCAATGAACAAGCAGGCCGTCAGAAATGAAATCCTTCTCGCCCTGGGCATCACCCGCGAAGCTGTCCAAGGATGCCTGGCATCCGGGTCTCTCGAGCATGCCCAGGAAGCCCTGAAGCAGCTCAAGGCGTCCGCCAGGAAGCGATTCAGGCAGCTTTCGGCTGGCATCCACCCCGACCACAGCGACCAGCCAGAAGACCACGAGCGATTCAAGATTATGTCAGAGGTCATGAGCTGGCTCGACGGCCTCGATGTCGCGCACCGCCCACAACCAAGACCACCTCGGCCACGGCCCCAGCCGAGTCCGTGGGAATACCAAACTGGGAACCCCTTCGGCACCACCTACACCACGACCACATCAGCGTATGGAGGGAATCCACACCATACAGTCATTTGGTTTCGTGTTTTCTGACGTGGGCAGTATGCTTGGGGGGCATGGAGACCACAAAGAAGCCACCAGCGGTCTGTGAAGGGTGCATCTACCTACAGAAGGTGTGCTGCCACGGCGCCTCCCAGTACCACGGAACACTTCCAGGGGCGGATATCAAACACTGCCCGCTGAAAAAAACAAAAATCGAAAATCCGAACTTCAAGGCTTCACATAACGGTGAATAGTTTGCTCGAGAGCAAGCTTGGCGTCATCCAGCATCGCCTTGGGGTCCTCTTTCCTCATCTCTGGCTGCTCCATGAGAGCCTTGTCGACGAGTAGCTGGGCCATCTTCTCCAAGAGATCCTCGTTGGCCTTCTCAATCGGCGGGAATCTGCACTTTTCCAAAGCCATCATGTTCTTCACGTACTCTTCGCGGGAAATCCCTATGACCATGTCGGCTACCCCCGCAAGAAGCTTCTGCTGGCGCTGCACAACCTCAATAAGCTGCACAATAGGCTCTTTCTTGACATATCCCTCTGGCGCCTTTTCATCCTTCATCACTCATTGTCTCCTGGTATTATTTTGACTCCACCTATCTCTACGATGTCTGGGAGCTTCGCCGGTGCCTTCTCAAGCTCCTCGAAGACCTCTTTGACCTTCGATACGTCATCGAGCACGTCATCATCTCCAGGGCCGCGCCCCCAGGTCATATTGAGCTTCTCCAATGGCTTTTTCTGGATGACAGTGACATCTATCTTGGCATCGAAATCGGCCTCGAGAGGATTGTCGCCATTCATGAATGCCACCCACTCTGGCTGCGTCAGGCTCCTGAACGTACCCACGGCCTCGGTGTCATACTCCCGGCCATAGGCCGTCTCTAGCTCCTCGGTCTTGTACCGGCCCTCCCAAATGGAGACGCCCTTGGGCGCCTCGTAGAGCCCGAGGTCTTCAAGCATGAGCCCTACTCCAGCCTCGTGAATTTCGTTGTAGAGCCACGCGCCCTCGTACCACAGGACCATGCCCAGGCTGGGGTCGTCGCCGGCCACACAGACCGCCCGCGAATCCTTCTCGTAATCTTCCTTGGTGTACATCACGTCTCCTCTTGGCTGGAAGCCCCATCACCTTCTGCCCTTCCGCTGGGCTCGGCGGCGCCGCTTCTCCTTCTTGGATAGCCCCTTCGGCTTCTTGGCCCTCTTCTTCTTGGTATCCATCTTGGCATGCTTCAGGAACTCTTCCAGGACGCCGTAGCGGCGCTCTACAGCCTCCTCAAGTGTCTCCTCGTGCTTCTCGCTTTTGTCTTCCATCTAATGCGCCCTA